CTTTTACTTGATCAACCAATAGAACTGCGTGTTCTTGAAGTTTCTTTATTTGTTGATCTGCATGGTGTCTCATTACTGTTAAACTATCTTGTTTAACAAGGTCTATTTCGAAATCACCCTTCCATATTATATTTTTTTCACCCATATTATAGACAGTAAAAAACTCCAGCTACATCGTAACCTTGTGAATTCACATTTTCACAAAATCCATGATGTTTATCCCAATGATATATTGTTGAAGTAATCACTACAATATTGATTGATTTTTCCCATAACCATGCTTCTGTAAGCCATGGTAAAAACCATATTATTGCTTCAATCATCTATTAATTTCTTTGTTAAATGTTGGATGAGGAGTACCACAAACATTAAGCCATTCTTGGTCATCCATAGTCCACTCTTCAAGTTTGTAATCATAGACCATCCACATTTGATGATCTTCCTCATTACAATATTCACAGTACATTTGTTCAATTACTGTTGAGGGGTCTAATTGCTTAGAGTGAATACATCCTATTTGTCTCCACCCCTTTATCGGATCTAGTTCCTTAAAGATTGTTCCTTCCATTCCACCCATTCTCTCTGTCAAGTCCATACAATGTTCACCTTCTTTGAGGTTCTTACATTGTTGTCTTTGTCTGAGAGGATCATCCCAAAAATCCCAATCTGGATCTGAATTTCCAAAGAAATAGCCCCATGCCCCATCGGGATTTTGTTCTATACCTCGCATCATACCAAACGGCCCACATCCTACTACTAAAAATAAAGTTAATATAATTAGATATTTCATCTCTCAAAAACGCAATTGTATAAATACCTCTGTTAGAGGGTAAATAAAAAAAGAAGTAAAGGTAATAAAAAGATTACCAAAAAATTAAATAGAAAACATAATAGAATAAACACATTAAAGCTATCCATTCTATTTGCATCCAATGACCGAAAAGTTTTCCTCTCAAAAAACCCTCCTTTCCGGGATATTAATCCCACAAGTCTTGATCCCAATTCTTACGATAATGTTCTTTAGACTTCTTGTGTTTCTTTTTCTTCTTAGAATCGACCTTTTCAAGATCACGGCCCCATATTCTACCTCGGCCTTTTCTTTCCAAAATCGTTCCTCCATTCCATATTTCTGAAAAACTCATTGTTTCCTCATAATGTGTAAACGGCCAACACTTGACCTAAAATTAAGCCAGCACATATTGCTGACAAAAACATAAACCATTTTGCTGTATTATCCAAAATAATTGTCCTTGTGTATAAAATTCTCACAAGACTCGGCGATTCCCGGAATTACAGGAACTTTAAGTCTTGTCTTGTCGTTGATTAAATCAGGTTTTCCCCATCTCGCTTCACGAAAGAATCTATACTCATTTTTTGGATGAGTGCATCTTATACCTTGTCCTATACCTACTAACCATTGCATATAGTGACAGTTATAACAACAAACATAATCTTTGGGAATTTGATTTCTGTTAAGTATATTATATTTACTCATATATTTATTCTGTGGGTACTTTGTTCCATAACCACGGCGTATTCTCTGCCCACTTTGGAAGGGGTGCTAGTGGATTAGCAAATACACATTCTGCTTTAATATCCTCTAACATATTATTATATACCCAATAAAATGAACGTGAGATCGCTGCACTACCTCTAATTCCTTTTGTTATATCATTAATTTGTTGTGATATATCCATACACTCATTGAAGTCCTTTGCAGGAATTTCAATGCGTCTGTGATTCATGTCATTCGGTGGTAATCCTATATTTGTGTATACAGAAAGATACACTAGTATTATCCATTTCATGTTACCTACTATTATACATGAGTTTAGGGTATTTGTCAAGTGTTTATTAATTTAAAATTGCATCTTTACTTTCTTCTTCTGCTTCTTCTTTTAATTTCATCTTGACTGCTAATTCTTTATGATGTTCTATGTGAATTTTTATCAATTTGTTTTCATCGAAACATTTGGATCTTTGAATATGTATAGCTAATTCGATAGCTTCTTCTGGTCTATCATACCATTCATGTTTCCAATCTCCCGCCACAAAGTGTTTATCTTTAGTTTGATAAGAAAGTTCACCAGAATTGTTTTCATACCATAGATGTAATACTCCAACAAATCCAAGTTCTTCTCGTGCTTCAAAACTCTGTATTATATGATTTATACCTAGAGATGGTAGAAAGGGAAACATTGGATCTCTATAGAGTTTATATCGAAATTGAGTGTTCATCGCATAGCGAAGTTCCTCTATCATTTCTGGAGTCATGGGGAGATATACTTTATCAGTCATTGGGAGCCCTAAAATCACCATAGTTTAATCGTGACTCACATACTCCTATTGGAACATCACCAAACTGTAAACAATTATTATAGGTAGGTTTCTTTGTACATGAGCCTGAAATGTATGTACAGGGGAAAGTTCTTGTCTTTTTATGTTGTGTTACAAACCACATTTTTATTAATGTAAATTCAATCCAAATGCATACTGCTAGCATTATACTCCACAAAATTATCTTATGAGTTTTGCCTAAAAATTTCATCTGGAAAATCCTTACCAATTAAAGGGTCTTTATTAGCTCGCTTTAACATTTCGATAAGGTCTTCTCTTTTTCCTTCTGGAAATTCTAATAACAATTTTTTGACCTCTGGCCAATTTTGATTCTGTGATTCTCTTGTAATTATTTGTAGTAATTCGTGTTCATTTACATGTTCAGGATGCTTCCATTGTCCATCATTTGGAGGCATCAACATGTGTTCTTTAACTGTTTTTCGTTCGCTCGCTACTTCGAAATTTATCTTCTTCATAATTTTTTTTAAATTCTTCTAACCATTGTTTATGTAGTTGGGCATCTTTATTGTCCAACATTTTTCTCAATCTATCATATTGAGCATCAAAGTATTCACCAAAAGAGCTTTGTTCTTTCATATTATTACCACGGCCATGATCCACTCCATTTCATATATGGTTCTCTATCAAGAAGTAGATAGTCAATTTTTTCAGGTTGCATTCTTTCAAAATGTCTCATAACTTCAATGTGAGAAAACCCTGCACAAGAATAAACATCAGCTTGTACTAGTGCTGGTCTTTCTTCATCCCAAATGTGTATTGATATATGAGATGTTTCAATCATTACAATACCAGTTACTCCACGATTACCTTCTTTGGACACATAAGTTGAATATGGTCCTCCTAAGATATTCATGTCTATAGTTTTCACCAAATCGCGTAGCCATTTTTTAGTTTCTGTTGGTGTAATTAATGGTTCGTTCACTTCTGCTCTAATAATCATGTGTTTGTGAACTACGTTTGGCATTCTACCTTTCTGAATCCACTATGTAAAATTCATTCCCTTTTTCTTGGCTTTGGGTTTAGTGGTCTTCTTTTTTGTGGTTTTCTTTGTTTTTTTCTTTCCTACTTTTATTTCTTTGGGCTTCCTTTCCACGGGTGGTGATGGTTCTGGTTCTGGTGGTATATCCCAATTAACTTGCCATCCTTCTTTATTAAATAATTTTTTCAGAATGTTTATAATATAATCAATCATTGTCTTATCTCCTCAATGGTTACTTTTAATGGATATTGATTTTGTTGTGCTTCTTCTGCAGTATCGTATGCCTTTTGTTCTGCAATTTCAAAATGATATATTCCTGCGACTCCTACACCATCATTGTGTACACTTAACATGATTCTTTCGGCTCGGTCAAATGGATGATGAAAAATTTCTTGTAGAACGAACACTACGAATTCCATTGGTGTATAATCATCGTTATGTAAGACTACAGCAAACTTACTTGGTTTATTAGGTTCTCTTACTCTCTTAAGTCCACGACCCGTAGCACCTTTTCGTGGTTTTTCGGTTAATAGTTCATCATCTCTAGGCGTCTGGGTCGCCGCATCCATGTGTTTCATATCTCACTTGTTTCCAAGTATTATTTTCTTCATTATATTTCAATCGTATCAAGTTTCCATGACCATCACAATGATGTGAATAAATAGAATTTCCTATTTGAAAAAATCCTGCATTTCGTAACCCTTGTATTTTTTCTCTAGGTAAATGAGTTGAAGCAATTACCCACTTAGGCGGATATTCTTCTAGAGTAACGTTTTCCCAATCATCAGGAGGTACGGCACAAGAAGTCATTAATACAAATATAGTAACACATAATATTATTTGAATTAAATTAAGACAAACTAAATCCAAAATTATTATTTTTTGTTTCTTATTTGAACTATGCATCCCCTGTATCCGTCCGGTGTTGTGTAAGTAAGAGTAGTACAAAATTGAACAATTTTTCCATCTATCATAACTTCTGTAATCTTTTCAAATTGTTCTCTCTTTCTTCTACCCCTGGCCACGATAACGTTTCCAACTCTTTTTCTTGTATTTGTTTTTTGGTCGAGAAGCTTTGGATCTTCCTATACTAGTCCTTTTTCTTGTAGTATTTTTTTTCTTATATTCAAAACTTCCCCATCCTCTAGCTTTCTTTGCCACGATGTTCAAACCCCTCTTTTACTTTAATGTCTGTTTTATATCCACAATGAGGACAAGTCATTGATGGTTGTTTACCATTCGTTTTCTCAATAATTCCGGCATAACTCCACCAGTTCTTACATTCTCCACACAAAAAATGAAACAATGTCTCCCATGTGTATTCATGTGCCCATGTCATTTATTCTCCTTTAATTTAATATATGTGGTACTTCCTCCGTTATTGGACCGTAAAGGTCATTACAAATTGTAGTAAATACAGTTTCTATTTTATCTCTCTCTATGATAAGAAAGTCACCAAAGGTATCTATAATCAGATAGTTACCACCCTCTATGAATTTGTGAATAAGATATTCATCTGTACTTCCAACAAATTCTGTTGTTTCAATAAGTTCTTTAAACTTTCTTACATTCATATCTATTTATTTTGTTTTTCAACTTCCCAAAGAGTTTTTAATTTATCTCTCTTTTGTCTTTCTGCAATTAGTTTCCTTGCTTCTTTGTTACGTTCATTCCAATCTTTTGCTCTTTTTAGAATAGTATCTTTATTCCTTACATAATACTCTTTTAGATACTCTTTTCGTTTGTCATCATGTTTCCATTTCTCAGCAAGTCTATCCTTATTCTTTTCATAGTACTTTCGATTGGCAATTCTTTTACGTTCTTTATCAGTCATACTAAACCTTCAGCCCCAGCTTTTGCTATAAAATAAGAATCCACTATATCACTAATAGGATTGATTATTTTCTTTGCTTTAGGAGTTAATCGTTCTTTGAGATCTGTGGGGGTAAGAAGTTCATCGATAAAGGCTTCATACATTTTTTCTTTATTTGAATTACCTTTGCCTGTAGCAAACTTCTTGATAACTGTAGGGGGATATGTCTTGAATGTAAGTTTATTTTTCCACATTTTATGTTTTAGCAATCCAGTGTTCTCTGCCATTGAACGAACATGAGATGTTCCAGAGGTAGCAAATGCGTAACCTTCTAGAAACACCTCTTCACAACCTTGAACAATATTATATGCCCAAGTTGCTAGTTTTTCATGTCGTTCTTCTTCAGATTGCCACTCAGGATAGGGTTCAGCTCTTAGATTGTCTAACCCAGACCCGGCGGCAGATTGTCGTTGCTTTTCAGTATTAGATAGATAATGAAACACACACCTATCAAAGTCAAAATGTCCACCATTTTCTTCCTTATATACACATATTGCTGGGGAAGTTAACGAGTAATCAATCCCAGCTATCTTCTTCATCACCAGTTTCTCCTGATTCACTATCTATTTCAAGGTAGTGTCCACAAAAAGAACATACTTCCAAACCTTCTGTATCATTTGTAAAAATTTCATATTCTTTATCACATCCATCACATTGTATTACTATTGTTGCTTTTCCATCTTCCCAGATTACATCTACTGGCATATCTCCAACGCCTTTCTCCTAGTTAAAAACATCTTGTCTGTATAATTTGTCAGTTGGAACAGTAAATACTTTTAAAGTAATATCTCCAACTTTCATATTACGTCTATCCCTAATAATATTAACAATAATTTTTTCACCAATTTTATATTTTATTAATTCATCCGCAAATTCAACATCAGTATTAATGGGAACATCATTAATTCCTACAATGGTGTCCCAAGCCTTTAACCCTTCTGGTATTGGATTAGTTGGATCATTTTCATTACTGATTAATAAACCAAAACTATTTGGAATTGAGGTATTTATATCAGGATGTTTTTTCAAAATTTCTTTTCCTTGACTTTCTTTTCCAGACAAACCAATAACCATAACACCTAATGCTGGGCGATCTACTTTACCTTCTTTTAACATTTTAGCGAGTGATTTTTTTGCAATATCGGCTCTAACTCCTAAACCGACTCCTGCATTTGAATTTGTTCTTGAAACCATCAATGTCGCTATTCCAACGATTTCACCTTTTTCATTAATTAAAGGACCGCCAGAGTTTCCTTTATTGATTGCGGCATCCACTTGAATAGATTTAATGTAAGGGTGTCTTGCATATCTATCATTATTAGAAATAATACCTTTTGACAGGCTCCATACCATACCTAAAGGGTGTCCTAACGCAAATATTTCTAGTCCTGTATATATGTCTTCTGATTCAGCAAACTTTAAGTAAGGAGTTTTTCTATCTAATCCAATTACTTCAAGTACTGCTAAATCAGCTAATGGATCTTCTCCAATAACTTTCACTTGATATTCAGTCCAATCGTTTTCATCCCAATAATACAAATGAATTGTTTTTTGATTGTACACACAATGAAAATTGGTTAATATATAACCTTCTTCATTGATGGTCATTCCAGAACACAATGAATTTGGTGAAGAACGTGATGGATCTTTTAATTTATTTACCGATAGCAATACTACCGACCTTTTCACATTTTCAATAATTTCTTTATCAATGGCTTGTACCGGATTGACAAAGAACACTAATATAGAAAAGCATAACAAAACAAATAGTTTTAACTTTTCCATTTTTTACCTTTTAAAAATTTAATAGAGGCAAATCCTTATCTTCTACTGGCAAGTCCTCTGGTTGCTCTGGTGAGTCTGATTTCCCGGAATTGTTATCGGATAGAATGTCCTCTGACTTGTCAATTTGAGTTCCATTATCAGTCCATTCATTAAGCTTTTTAAGGGCTTCTGCATCTAACAATACTAATCCTTCTAGAGTATGATAATCTCTTATACACTCTAAGGATTTCCCCATAAACAATTTTGGTATAAGTGTAGGCTTTGTTGTATCTTTATCCTTCATGATATAATTAACATAAGCTCTATACTTAAACTGTGTTCTTACTTTATCCATTACACAAAAACAATGTACAGTCATCATACGTGCAATGTGATAAGGCGGTTGTTGACCCATAAGATTGGGATTTCCCATCGCAATCCACCTTAATGTTCCATTGTAACATACATGAACAGTATCAAAAATAACTTGGCTAGGCCATTCATCATCAGGTACTTTATCATAACCATCAATTTCTTTACTGTGTTCTGCCCATATAAAAGGAATGAACAGAAGCAAAAATACAATAACGAACATCATCAAAATCTTTTTCATATCTCTAATCCAATATAAAGTAATAACAGTATTATTATAGCTAACTCAACGACTAGCACAGTATGATACCATACCCATCTAGTTTCGTACAGTTTGTCTTTCTCTAATTTGTCTCTGTGAAAAGTAAAATATACTTTATCTTTTACATCTTCTAACCACATATCAAATTTATCTTTAACTGACATGTGACCCCCTTATTAAATGTTATGAGACTGCAGGTGAAATATCTACTACTTCACAACCTTTCTCTGAAGTACACGCAAACTCTTGACTAGCACTAGTATAGTCTTGAGTTTCGTAATCTGCTAAAGATGCCCAATTTACATCTTTTGGCATCTTATCTAATAGTTCTTTATATTCTCCTTCAGTACAATCTTGATACGGTGCTTGTCTATACGTATGATCACTAAATGGTAAAAAACTAATACCACTAATGTCATCAAAATTTTCATATACCCAAGCCGCGGTGTTTACCCACTCATCTTCCTTGATAGAGACAGTAACACTTGGTTTATGTTCACACCATTCTTTGGCGTAGGTGTGCCATAAGGATAACTGCTTCCATGCAGTCATTTCTGTTCTACACGTTGCCCCTTCCGGGCTCTTTTGAGGGAATGAAAAGACAGTTGTATGTTCAGGCTTACTTACATCAGGTTCGTTTGGAAACCCTTCGGCCTTCATCATTTTACATAGTGGATCTTTGTTGTCAGCCCTTACTGTTCTAATATAATAAGGATTATGACGGGCATGAATACCAGAAGCAGAATCAACAAGCTGTGATACAGTACCACTAGGTTTGACACAAGTAATGGCTGCAGCCCGATTGATTCCAAGTTTTTCCGCATACTCTTTATTAGTTTCTACTGCAATATCTCTAAGTTCATTTAAAGTCTTTTTTATATTATCTTTCGTCCCATTTGTTATGGCATTGTCCATGATTCCGGTGAGACTAACTCCCAGTAATCGTTCTTCTTCACAATTTCTTCCCCACTCTCTTGAGAGGTATTTGAAATTTGTGAGAGTAGATTGGAATGTGCCAAGGATAGTTGCAATCCTAACTTTGTTTTTGATAGACTGCAAATTATCGTTGGATCTGAGGACGACTTCGGACAGGTTGCAGAATTCCCTTGATCGTAAAATGATTTCGCTGCAAGGATTTGTGCCGAAATCATCTCTTGCCAATCTTCTTTGAACGTATGTGCCATCTTTATCCTTTTCTTTATTATTTAGTTCACTTACATGGTTTTTACTTGCTAAACTACTGTAAATACCACGTTCTCCAGACTTACTATCGTAGAGTGATAACCACTCTCTCATGAAAGTTCCTACATCAGGTTTCTCTTTATAATTAACTGAGTTGTTCGCGAGTGCTCGTTGTACATTATCTTTGTACCATTCTCCGTGTTTTGCGAATCGCATTTCGCGATCATTAAGATTAGACAAAGAAATAAGAGCAGAACGGCGAACACCACCCACGACCACGATCTCCGCGATTTTACATACAATGTCATGACATTCTACCGGTTTGAGTTTTCGCCCTAAGGCGTTTTTAATTGTACTAACTGTAAATTTAAAAAGGTCTGTCAAAGGTTCTGGACCTGAAGCTCTACCACCAAAAGTTTTTAAGGGTTCACCTGCTGCACGTACTTTACTTATATCCCATTTTGGTATATGTCCACCATATAGTAATGAAATCAGTTCTTTAAATGCTCTCGCCCAACCTAACTTAGAGTCTGCTACAACGATAGTAGTTTCGGTTTCATATAGTTCATCTGGTACTGAGGGAATTTTATTACAATATTCTTCTTCTACTGAAAATCCTACGCCTGTACCATTCATCAATACATAGAGTATTTCATCAAATGAACGTAAACTATCTATCTTAACGTAACTACAATTGTAGCCCGCAACGTTTTCTTTTTCTAGAGCTGGGCCAGCAGTCATTAAACATCTCATTGAAGGCATCACCTTTAGCTCCTTGACTGCGTTTTCTAACTCTACTCTTTCTCCATTGTCTAAAGTATATCCACAAGTTTCTTTTAAATGTCCACTAAAAAAATCAAAGTAACGTTCAACAGTCTCATCCCATGTTTCGCGTCTTCCTTTGTCATAATCCCATCGTGCATATCTTGATAAATGAATAAATTGTTGGTATTCGGTAGGTAACATTTTAATCCTTTAATTTGTCTAAAAATTCTTTTTGTTCTCGTTCTGACAATCCGTATTTTGACATCACCCAGCTTCCATTTAGATTGTCTTTTATTATTGCCATTTCTTTCTTAGAAAAGGTCTTTGCCTCTAACGCATAATCTGTAAATGCTTCACAACATAATGGAAAATGTGGTTCAACCAATTGCCACATAGCATCCGCAAAATGTTGTATTTCATCTTGAGCATGATCATCACCCCTCAAGCGATAAAAATGGAAAAAGTTATGTAAATCAATTTTCCATATAACTTCAGTATAGTTAGACACGGGAAGTACTATTCGTGCTAACTCTCTAGATAGATCCCAATCTAATAGATTGTGGTAGGCGTTCTTCGCTCCGTCAAAGATTCGAAATATTTCAAATTCGATCTCTCCTGGATTGCGTAGTTCACCATCTTCTCTACCTTGTTTATTTGTACTTGATTGTGGTTTTAAATTCTTCCCTTTGGGGAAATAAAAGTCATCTGACATGACTGAGTACCTTCCAGAGTACTCGTTCAGGTTTGCCGTCCTATGACGAACTAACTGGCGCATAACAAATATTGGGAGTTTCAAATGGAACTTGACCTCACACATCTCAAAGGGTGAGGTGTGTTTGTGTCTCATTAAGTAACGTATTAGATTACGTGTCTGACTTGTTTTTCTTGTTCCTTCACCATAACTAATTCTTGCTGCGTTTTCTACTTCTTCATCATCCCCCATGACATCCAAAAGTTTTACAAATCCGTGTTCATGTACTTGGATTTCTTCATGAGGTTCACCACCTTCATCAATCATTATACTTTCTTCATTGGACATTTCGCCACTCTCTTGCTGCCCAATCCGCTTCTAATCCCTTCATCGTTCTTGTATTTATTATATCCAAGATTTCATCAGTTGACAGTCCACTCATAATTAAATCATTAATATCTTTAAATTTTCTTTCCTTAGACCAAATGACAACAGACCATCCATCATCAATTGCTTTCATCATTTTTTTAACAGTATGTTCGTTTCTTGACTCATTGTCGAATATTAATACAGTCTGTTCCTTATCCATTTTTATTGTTTGTAGATCACCTCCGGCAACCGCTAAACAATTTGGAAGAAACATAGAATCAATTGGCCCCTCTACAATATATGTAGTTGTGTCAGGATTCCATCTATCAAGTCCATAAATTTTACGATAGCTTTCTTCAACCTTAACTGTGATATATCTAAGTTCAGATTTACCTAATGCTCTACCTTGAGCTGCGATGAGTTTTCCTTCCATATCAAAAAAAGGAATAACCATTCTTGGTTCATCTTTACCCAAATTAGAATAATCTATTTTGGATATCTCTTGTGCCCATTTCCTAAAGTCTTCTGCAAAGTAAACTTTATCCTTAAAACTTTCTGGAATTTTTCTACTCTCAAAATATTTACGAGCAAAATGTTCTACATCAAGTTCATCTATTGAGGGTAAATTTATCTTTGTAGGTTGTGGTTTGAACTTTGGTTTCTCAAAATTAAATTCTGGTATTTTTTCCTTTTTACCAAATACCATGTGTTTAGTTCCTTCACCATATCTTTCTACTACATATTGACCATGTAAATGAGGATCAATCTCTTTTATAAAATTTCCAAGATTTGATCCATAACCACAATTATGACATTTCACAAATAGACTTTGTTTCTTTTCATAAATGTACAATCTTTTCTTGGATTTATTTTTTTGAGAATCACCACAAATAGGACATCGTGAATTCCACAAATTTTGGCGTACTTGTTTGAATAAATTTAGGCGAGGTGAGATTAATCCCACGTATTTTTGATCTGTGTATAAACTCATAATATAATTATACCACGAAATGCTGATAAGTCAAGTCAGTACCATTTGACAATTCGGTAAAAATGAGTTGCAGTCTTTTTTACTTTTCTAAAGAATGCTTGAGCTTCTTTCTTGTTATCAAAGTGTTTTTCACACTTATCGACCCCTCGTTTCCACTTTACGACATAATGATGTGGGGGAATATGTGAAAAAATATCATGTTCTATGACCCCAAATTGGTTTACCCAATAGTGCTTTGCCTCCCACGTTTTGTGTCTATAATAATCATGGTACATATCGATCTATTATTATAAGTAAAAAATACCCCCTACTTATAATAATACAAGATTCGTACCAATTAGTTAAATTTAAATCTTCTATCTACGTGTCTTATTTTTGATTCATCGTGGTCATAAATGTATGCTTCTTTAATTGGGCCATCAATATGCTTATCCCAATAATCTAAAAATTCGTGAATACGTGGATATTCTGGAAGGCGATCTTCAGTTTGCCAAGCAAATTCGTTGACAATATGTAGATAATCTGGAATGTAATATATGACTTGAACAGTAGCAAGAGTCCATTTGCGTATGATAACTGTCATAGATTATACCATAAAGATGTGATACTTTATTATGGTATAGATGAATCCTAAAAAGAATATAGTCATACCAATTTCATGTAATCTTTTATTATTAATAAACACCATTGGAGTCATAATACATAACATAATAACTCTTCCTATTACTTTCATTGACATTAATTCTCCTTTAAAGAATACAAAAAGATTCGCAAGGAGACAAATTTGTAACATCACAGCTAGTCCTAATATAACTTTAAAATTATCATAATAATATTTTTTTAAATCAACTTCTATATCTTTATATGTGTCAGGCTGTGGAGCAATTATTTCAGTAACCATAAAAAACAAAAATGGTACAGAAAGATATAATATAAACGTGAATAAATTCCATCCTTCGTTTGGATAATAAGTCAAATCTCTTAAAGGATATGAAGTCCACCAAAATAATATAATAGTAAAAAAAGTTATAAGACTCATTGCTGTATGAGGCCAGTAAAAGAAAACATCATCATCTGGACTCTCATTGTAATTTTTTGCTAATAACGAACTATAATTTATCATCAATCTAACCATAGACAAACCCAAAATCACAAATGCAACCATAGACAAATGTGAAAAGGCTACCATAGGCAACTACCTCTTTTTCTGTTCTAGTTCTTGAGCGATCCACATTTTTGCGGCGGGTTTATTCGGGGCCTTTTTTATAAGTTTACCGACTTGAACAAAAGCTTTTCTGAATACATCTTCTCCAGCTCTGTTATTAATTATCTCTACAAATCCACCAGGAAACAAATTAGAAAGTTCATTCTTAATTCCTTGAACTTCATCCCATGTTTTCCTAACGATCTCATCAGGAAGTTTTCGACTTCTAGCATTATTTTGTTGAATTGCAACATCAATATCGGTATTAACAAATATCATATAGGTATCATAACCAACATCTTCAAGTGCTTTCTTTTTTAGGCCGAGTTTTCGTATGTCATGTGCAGTACCATCGATGATTAATCCTAATCTTCCTTGTACCCATAACTGTTCTCTTTTTGCTGTTACCTTTTTTGCTTTTGCTCTAATGAGTTCTTTTTTTGTTGTATCATCATCAGTATATGCCTTCATATTGGCAGACATCTTTGCTTTCATTAAACCATACTCTAATTGTTCATCAGAGTTGACAACTTTCAATCCATACGGCCCTACTTTTCCAGGCGTCAGTTTACTCATGGAATCATCCCATTGAAACTTTCCTGCGGCTGATCCTGTAGCTTTTTCTGCTGAATATGATTTACCACTTCCCGCACCTCCTGCTAAGAAGAATGCTTTGAAGATTCCGGGATCATATACACCCTCTAAAAGTTCTTGTTTAAACTCTGAAAATTTCATAACTCTGACCTTGTAACTTGTAAGATTTTATCTTTTTGAGCTTCTAAAATTGGTATTCTGTTTGGCCATCTGATATACTCTTTTGTATTTCCATCTTTTTGTAAATTCTCTATCAGAGGAATAATTAATTTCTCTATGGCCAACATTCGTGATTTATATTTGAGATTGATATCTTTTTTTCTTTCTTCAAGTTCTTTTGCCAATGAAGTCATATCTGTGGAAGATTTTTGAAGTGCCTGTACCGCCTCTAATTGTTCCATCTTTAGAATCTTTTGGATATCTTTATCCATCCATTCTAATTTTTCTATGATTGGTGACAAATCTGGAGGATCAGCAGTAACAGTTTGTACTGCTCCCGCGACTTCTGATAAACTATCTAACTTTCCTGATGTACCTTCTAACAGACTTTCAAGACTTTCTAACTTAAGAATCTTATCAATCTTTGGTGACATATCTTGTAGGAACTGCATGATCTCATCTTGTTTTCCTACAGCTTCAGTTGCTTTTGCTGAAGATGTTCTTGATTCTCCTGTTGCATCATTTAATTGTGAAAGAATATCTGCAGTTGTTTGTGCTCGTTCTTCATCTAATTCTAATGAAAGAATCTTATCAATTTTTGTTTCAATTTCTTGTAGTTGACTGTCTTGTTTTTCTTTATCTTCTTGAGAAAACCCAAAGTCATTACTAGGTTCATCTGGTTTACTTGAGAGAACACCTATAATTTGTTCAATCTTGTAGTCTAATGCAGCTAATGCTTCAGGACTAGCAGAACCACCACTTCCTGTGTTTACTCCATCTGTTTGATCTTTTTCATATTCATCTGCTGTTACAGCGCTGAATCCAAAATCTACAAATTCTTCTGCCATGTTATTCCTTATTCCTTTTTATTTAATATTGTAATATTTATCTTTTCTCATCAGTCTCTAATCTCTTGTGACCCTCTACACTTTGCATCACAGTCAGAGTGATTATATAATACATCAAGATAGTCTTTAATAGAATGTTCTAGTCCATCTGTTTGTAAAACACCCCTTTCTTCATGATTTTCACTCCATGATAATGTATCAATATCTATTACCACCCCTGAATGAAGATAAGGGAGAGTAGGAAGAAAAGGCACAGGATCGCTCCTATCAACCACCCGCCAATGATTGGGTTCGTTAAAAGTAAATGTAGTACTGACTTTT